CGGAAACCGGCCCGATTTTTTGCGACACAGTCCGGCGTTTTTTTATGAGTTGGTCAGCAACAAAAAAAGAAAACGACAGAACGACAAAGCGACACGAACTAAACCGGGAGGGGCGCGGTGTGGAATCGACTGCTACAAGACCCAGCGAAACAGCACGACGACCTGAGATTGATTCGGCGAGCGATGAGACAGAGATGGGAAATACCGGACCGAACTCGAGCACTGATCATGGAGCGGCTGGCCTGCATCTTGGAGGCCGGGGACGACGACATTGCACTCAAGGCGATCGGCGAGCTGCGGCAGATGGAGGCACAAAATCAACGCGATGAGCACAAGTACGTCGAACTCAAAATTCAGCAACAGCACGCTCGACTGGATGCTATCGCTACCGAACTCGGAGTTGATCCGCGTCTTATCGTCGATGCCACCGAGGCGTCGGGTGGCAGTGTTGACCGACCTGCGGAGCCACCGCCCCAAGCAAAGGGACGAGCGAAGCAAGGACGTCGAAAGAAAGCGTGAGGCACGATCGGAAGCGGCACGCGTCGAGATCCCGCCAGTACTTGACGCGAAGCGCCGAGCCAGGTGCTTGGCCGATCCGCGGCTGTTTCTCAAGACCTACTTTCCCACGATCTTCTTCAGCCCGTTTGCCGACCACCACTTGGCGATGATCGAAGCGATTGAAGAACGGGCAACCTACGGCGGCGACAAGGCGGTCGCAGCTCCACGCGGAGACGGCAAGACCCAAGTTACCATCGGCATGGCTATCTGGGCACTACTGGCCACCGACCGACGGTTTTTGGTGCTGATCGCCAAGAACGGCAAGAAAGCCAGGTCCCTGTTCAAGCAAATCAAGTCCAAGTTCGATGATCCCGCGCGGTATCCACTCCTGGCTGGCGATTTTCCCGAGATCTCGGTTCCGGTCGCAGCGTTGGCTGGTGCTCCACAGCGAGCCAGTAAGCAGCACGTGGACGGCGTGTTGACGCGGATCGAGTGGAGTGCGGACCGAATGAGACTGCCGGCCACTCCTGGCAGCCACTACGGCGGCAAGCGAGTGATCTACTTTGGCATGGACTCGGCGATCCGCGGCGAGTCGGAAGAAGGCGACCGGCCCGACCTGGCCATCATCGACGACCCCGAGACCCGCGAGGCCGCGTTCAGCGAGACCCAGCACTTTGAGATTGAGGAGATGATTGATCGCGATGTCGCCGGCCTGGCTGGGCCCACCACAAAGCTAGCCCGGGTTGTGCTGACAACGGTGCAGAACAAACGCTGCTACAGCTACCGCGTCACCAATCCCAAGGTCAAGCCGCAATGGGATGGGGTCTGTTACGGCATGGTCAAGCAGTGGCCAGAGCGGCGAGATCTGTGGGACGAGTACATCGCCATCCGACAGCAGGGCAAAGCCAGCGGTGACGTCCACGGCCGAGAGGCGACGGCGTTCTATGTAGCGAATATGGACGAGATGAAACGTGGTTCGCTCTTGACCAATCCTTACCGGTTCGTCTCGGCACCAGGCCCTGACGGTCAACCGCTTGAGCTTGACGCATTGCAAGCGTTCTTCAACTTCGTCGCCGACTACGGCCTAGCCTCGGCGATGAGCGAGCTGCAGAACGAGCCAGAGGACGACCAGGAGGTTGCCACCACGACGATCACGCCGGGCATTGTGCAAAAGCGGGACAGCGGCTTGGATCGCAATACGGTTCCGCGGGTTGAGGGGCTCAAGGTGTTCGTCGGCTGCGACGTCGGCAAGTACGAATCCTACTGGGTGAAGATAGCTATCCACGGCAACGCGATCGCCCACATCATTGACTACGGTGTGGCTGTCACATCACAGGACATCGACGAGAAGTCCGACCGCGAGTCAGTCGAGCAAGCTGTGCTGCGATCCCTCCTGGCCTGGCGACTCGAGATCATGGAAGAGCACCCGCCAGAGTTTGCGTTTGTCGACTCGGGAACATTTACGCCGGCCGTCTACGAGTTCATCCGCCAGGCAAATGGCGTCCCGTTCGCCGCGGCCAAGGGCCACACATCCAAGCAGATGCGGTTCGAGGGGTCGAACCGTGACGACCGCCTGCACTACGAGCAATGCCGGGCAGACTTCCAGGGGCATGAGGTTGGGTTGTGGCTCTACAACTTCGACAGCATCTACTGGAAGAAGCAAGTCCACCAGCGATTCATCACCGCCACATTTGACGACATCGGCCGCTACCAAGACGGCACGCTATCGTTGTGGCATGAAGAATCGAAGATGGCGCACAAATCGTTTTCTCATCACATCTGTGCTGAGATTTGGGAAGAGAAGTTTGTCGAAGGAAAAGGACTGATCGGAAAATGGCAACCAAAATCGAAACGCAACCACTGGCTGGACGCGACAGCAATGGCACTGGCAGCAGCGGGAGTCCACGGGTACCGAGTCTTGCCACGCACTCTGGCCATGCCGCCAGCATCCCAGCAGAACCAAAGCAAGCAGAGCCAGCAAAGCCCAAGAGCAACAACACCCGACGGGCGTCCGTATATGGTGACCGATCGGTAACGATTGATGCCCCCCTGGCGGCTGTCGTACCAAGTGGCAACTGCACCCGCAACTTGAACGTCCGCCTCGAGCGTCATCAGGCCATTGTGCTGCGACGGTTGCGAAATGGGCTGGAGGATTGCGGGGCGCGGCTCAAGAACGGTAGCGAAGTGACGGACAACTCGAAAGTCATCCGCTGGCTGCTTGAGCAGTTTGCCAACGCTGAGCAGTAAAAACATTCTTTTTATCGACTGGGGTTTGAGAAAGGACCGGTATACTTACCACCGCATGAGCTACACCGTAGACCAGATCATTGACGCGATCGTCGATAACGCAGACTGGCTGGAGGCCGCAAGTGTCACAAAGGCACAAGCATTCGCCACAGCAGTCGTGCGTTGGATGGCTCTGTCGCCTGAATCGACCAGCGACCAAGGCAGCAGCATGACCCTCGGTCGCGATCAACTGGCTGAGATGCGGCTCGAGGCGCTGCGGTACATTTCCGCCAATACGCCCAACTCCAGCGTCCGCCACCTTGGCATCGGAGGCCAGTTCCGCCGATGAGCAAGAAAAAGCCCAAAACTGTGTCGGATCACTTTGACAAAGCCAAGTCCGACTACGAGATGACCAAGAACTCGCGGTTCGTGCGTCGTCGCACTGGTCTTGCCCCTCAAGGCAGCTCCGGCGATTACCACCTCCGGTCCGAGTCCCAGTACTACGAGTCGATCGAGAAGTGCCGGGATATGGATCGCAACGACTCGGTTGTTGGCCAGATCGTTGATCGGGCAGTTGCGAACGTCATCCAGGATGGTCTGACGCTGGAACCGCAGACCGGCGACAAGAAGCTTGACAGGATGCTGTGGGACCGCTGGCAAGTGTTCGCAGACGATCCGGACGAATGCGACATCGCCGGCGAAATGTGCTGGCACGATTACGAGCGGCTCGGTTTTCGCTCTCACTTAGTTGATGGTGACTCGTTTGTGCAGGTCACCCAGGACGGGCCGCTACAATTCATCGAGGCCCACTCGATTCAGACATCGGCCAAGCGTGACAACACGTTCTGCGGGATCACCACCAATCAGTATCGCCGGCGTGAAACGTTTTGGTACCGCGCTGACGACAACGACCCAACCAAGTCCGCGAAGGCGGAAGAAATGCCCCTGGCCGCCCGCGACGAAAACGGAAATCGGCTGGTGTTCCAGGTGTACAATACCAAGCGAGCACTGATGACACGGGGAGTTTCGGCGTTCGCTCCTGTGTTCTATCTGACCGGCATGTTCGAGGACATCAACTTCGCCAAGGTCGTGCAGCAGCAAATCGTTAGTTGCTTTGCGATCTTCCGCGAGATGGCCGCAGGGCAGCCGCCGACCCCACCATCGACGACCGGCTACGGCCAGCAAGAGGCAACAGGCGTTGTCGCGGGGATCCGCACGATCGAGGGACTAGGCCCTGGCATTGAAGTAAATGGAGCACCAGGGGAAAAATTGCATGGTTTCAGCCCCAACGTCCCCAACGCCGAGTACTTCGAGCACGTGAAGCTGATGCTGACACTGATCGGAGTCAATCTCGGTCTGCCATTGTGCCTGGTACTGATGGACGGGAGCGAGACCAACTTTTCCGGCTGGCGTGGAGCGGTGGACGAAGCTCGAAAAGGCTTCCGCCAGAATCAACGAATGATGGTCAAGCGTCTGCACCGACCCGTCTACGAGGCCAAGGTGCGGCAGTGGATGGAAGATGACGCTGCCTTGCGGAAGCAGGCAACCAAGCGAAATATCTTTGCCCACGAATGGAACGTCCCCGAGTGGCGTTACATCAACCCGCGAGAAGACGCCGAGGCCGACGCGACGCAGCTGCGGAACTGTTTGACTAGCCCCCGACGGCTCCATGCCGGCAGAGGGTTGGATTGGGAGCAGATCGCCGAGGAAACGATTGCCGACAACGTCTACGCGATCATCAAGGCCAAACAATCGGCTCAGGCAATCAACCTGCAGTTCCCCAACGATCCGCCAGTCCATTGGCGTGAGCTGATCCCATTGGTCATGGCCCCGAATACGCAATTGAGCCTGCAAGATCCGCAGGTCGTGCAGAACCAGGCCGACGCACTCACGAAAGGTCAGGCACCAGCATGAGACAGATCGTAATTGACGGAGCCATTGGCAAGGGCGAAGGCGAGTTCAGTGCAACGCAAATGCGAGCGGAGCTTGAGGCTGCCGACGGTGGCCCGATCCACGTGACAATTCACTCAGAGGGCGGGAGTGTTTACGAGGGTAACGCGATCCACGACATGCTGGTGAGCTACCCTGGCCGCAAGACGGCCACGATTCAATCGATGGCGTTCTCCATCGCCTCCTTTATCGCCTTGGCGTTTGACGAGGTCGAGATCGCCCCCAATGGCTGGATGATGCTACATAACCCTTACGCGATGGTCGAGGGCGACGGCAAGCAGTTGGCAAAGATTGCCGGGCAGATGGATGAACTGCGGACCAAGATGGTCGAAGCCTACGCCAAGAAGATGAGCGTGGATCCTGACCAGGTCGCGGCCATCATGGCAGAGGAAACATTCCTGGACGCTCACAAGGCTGTTCAGGTTGGTTTGGCGGATCGCGTGACCGCCAGCAGTTACAAGTCCTCACGCGAAATCAAGTCCCTGCATAAGCTGCCCCACGGTGTCGTGAAGGCGTTGCTTGGCAATTTTACCCCTGAACCTGCGAAGGAGATTCCCCGCATGAGTCAGACCACAGATCGGGTTGCCGCGACGGCCAAAGCCATCAAAGCAGCATTCCCCAAGGCGAAAGCCGAGTTCGTCGTCAAGTGCATGGAAAAGGACATGACGATGGAGGAAGTCAAGGACGAGTACTACGAGATGAGCGAGGACGAGATGGAAGTCCTCAAGCAACAGCTCGACGAGATGGCCACCGCCAAGGCTGCCGCCGAGGAAGAGGCCACGATGCTCAAGGCCAAGGTAAAGGCCATGGAAGACGAGATGGCCGCCGCCAAGGCCGCTGGTCCTCAGGCCCGCTACCGCAGCGGTGCCCCGGCCGTCAATGCTGCCGGCAGCGGATCGGCACGTGCTTCTGGTGCTTCGTGGCGCGATGCTGTGAAGGCCAAGATGCAAGCCGGCTACTCGCGAGAGAAAGCCATCCTGGCCGTCGAGAAAGAAGACCCGTCCCTGCGGCAAGCATTCTTGGCCGAAATCAACAGCTAGTCGAACCGGCTAGCAGGCAATCGAACTTTTGTAGCGCTCAAATTCAGATACGGAGAATTGGACAATGAGTCAATACGTTGATGGGAACACCAAGGCCTTCGTGGCCGGTGAAGCGATCTCGGTCAACCGCCGAGTGACGGTGGACTCGGCCGGCAAGGCCCTGTTGGCTGGTGCGACGTCTGTCGCTGCCGGCGTGGCAATCACCCCGTCGTTTGCCGATGGCGACGACATCACCGTCAGCCTGCGGACGGCTGCTGGCACGCAGCAGATGGTCGCCAGTGGTGCGATCACCCGCGGTGCTTCAGTCTTCGCAGATGCGAGCGGAAAGGTCGCATCCTCGGGAAGCGTGTTCGTTGGCACGGCCCTGGAAGCCGCCACCGCGGACAATGACGTCATCGAGGTTTTGCCGGGACCCAACACCGACATCCTGGCCAACTCGGGCGTGGTGCAACACCTGCGGACCCGCGTGACGACCGCCCAGGTCAACGCTGGTCACACGCTGCTGCCCGCTGTCGCCGGTCGATCGTACCGATTGGTTGATCTCGCCTTGATCGCCATCGGCGGCAATGCGGCGACCGCAACCGGCGTGCTGGTTCGTGGTACTCAGTCGGCCGCTGTTGTCAAGTTGATGGATGCAAAGGTAGCCGGGTTGACGCAATCGACCTTGCTGCGAATTGGCACGGCAACCAACGGCGTGATCTTGGCCGACGGTGCATCGTTTGTCGCCAACGACGCAAACACCGCCATTACGATCATCAAGGACGGTTCCGACTTGGCAACCGCCACTAATATCGACGTCCTGTTGTCCTACGTCTTGGCGTAGTCGTTACCCCTCAACCCCAGTTGATTTGACACTTACACGATACTTGAAAAGGAAACAGCCCCATGCCTGCTACCCCAACCAGCAGCAATGCAACCGTGCGAGCCGACTTGGCCGCATTCTTTGAGTTTGACTTGGAAATGGAAAAGCGTGAGTACATCGGCACTAAGGTGTTGCCGGTAGTTGACACGCTGCTCCAAGCCGACAACCCTGGCAAGGTCCCCTTGGAGGCCCTGCTACAAGAGGTCGACACTCTGCGATCGAGCGGCGGCAAGTACAACCGCGGTTCGTGGGAGTTTGAGCGGTTCACTTACGCCACCCAGGAGAACGGATGGGAAGAACCGGTCGACGAACGCGACAAGAAGCGGTACCAGGACCTGCTGACGATTGAGCAGATCGCGTACAGCCGCGCGACAAACTTCATCATGAAGAACCACGAGAAGCGTTGTGCCGGCCTGGTGTTCAATCCGACCACATGGAACGGCGCAAGCTTGACCACAGGCGTCGGCAACGAGTGGGACGACGCCCCCAACGCCACCCCGATCGTCGACGTCAAGTCCGCGCGATTGAAAGTGTACGAGGGCAGTGGACTGTGGCCCAACGCTTTGATCATCAACCGAAAGGTTTTCCACAACCTGCAGCAGTCCGAAGAGATCATCGAGCGGATCAACTCGGCTGGTGCTGGTAACGCGTCCAAGGCAAGCGACATCACCGAGGCTATGCTGGCTGCTGTGTTTGACCTGGAGTTCGTGTTGGTCGGCGGCGGAAGCAAGAACGGCGCGAATCAAGGCCAAGCGGCTTTGCCGACCCAGATTTGGAGCGACGAGTACGCTATGGTCTGCCGCATCGCCACCTCGGTGGACATGCGTGAGCCGTGTATCGGTCGAACCTTCCACTGGTCGGAAGACGGATCGCAGGTTGGCGGTGCGGTCGAGGAGTACTACTCCGACGAAGTTCGCGCTGACATCATCCGCGTTCGCCACGACACGGACGAAGTCATCATGTACCCTCAGGCTGGTCACCTGTTGTCCAACATCACCAGCTAAGGTTGACTGATGCCGTCGGTTTTCGAATCTCGATTTAAGCGGCTCGGCTTCCCCCTGCTCCTTCGCGAGTTGGGGGAAGACGCTGTCGTTGACCCGTCGACCGAGAACCGATCCATTCGCGTACTGATCGAACGCAACCCACCAGTGGAGTACGACGAAGCCGGCAATGCCTATTTGGACGACATCATGGTCCGCTGCTACAACGACGCAACCACCGGTATCTCGGCCACTGCTGTTCAGCGTGGGATCACCGAGATCTCGGTTGTTAAGCGTGGTGGCGGCTCCGAGATGGTGACCAAGACGGTTGTGGCGGTCGAGACCCAAGCCAACGGCGTTTTAGCAGTGAGGTTGCGATGAGCTCCACTGTCGCCGAACGAATCCTGGTTAAGGTCGCCGAGCGGCTCGAGGCAATTAAGGTTGCCGACGGGTACGAGATCGACGTCCTGGAGGTATTGCGAGCCAGGCGGTTTGACAACGAATCGCCTCGCAGCCTGCAATGTACGGTTTCGCTCGAATCACTGACCCCGAGCGATCTGCTCAGCCACATGGGGAACCCACCGGCCCAGGGCTGGGACATGGTTGTGCGGTGCGGCATGATCGTGACCCCACCGGAGGACGACCACTACCCGGCAGACGATTGGCGGCTGGTGGCCTACGGCGCGATGAGCAAGGCCATCACGGCCCCGACGGCCTGGTACCACTGGGATGGGCTGGCGGTCAACTCGCAAATCCTGGCCCCCGAGTTTCGACGCACGGCCGAGCAGGGACAGATCGGGACCCACCTGTTGGTCAACATCCAGTTCCGCACGGATGAAACCGACCCTTACCAGGTGAGGCTGTAGGATGGCAAGCTTTACAGCCAAAACCGAAGACTTCCGCAAGTTGGCCAGCAAGCTGCAAGGGTTGAGCGAAAACATTCCGCAAGAGCTGGCAATCGTGGCCAGGAAAGCCGGATACCGAGGGCGGCGGTTGGTAACCAAGCAGATGGTCCAGTACATCAAGCTCCCGCAAAAGCGGCTGCTCAAAACGTGCTATGTCAAAGCTGATCGGAACGGAGCGACTTTGACGATCCGTGGCAACTTTCGGATTGCCATGAATCGGTTTAAGACCGCTCGCACACCAGACGGAATGACGGTTAGAGTTGGGCCTGGTAGTCCTACTAAGTTCCATGGGGCGTTCAACACCACCCGCAAAAGACCTGCCGCGACCAAGACCGGGCGTCGGCGCAAGACAGCAGTAAAGGCCAAGGCTGTTAAACACGTTCCAATCAAAAAGCTCAACAAGCAAGTCATGCGGCGAGACGGCAGTTCGCGACTGCCCATCAGTGCTGTCCCCGCAGTTCGGCCAGCCCAGGTCTTGCAAGAGACCCGAGCAATCGAGCGGATTTGGGTCGACATACGGCTGATGTTCTTTAAGGAATTGAAGCGGCGAATACGTTTCCTGACCCGCAAGAAAGCGGGAACCCTAAACTGGCAACAACGAGGGAATTGACCAATGACACTACTGAGCCGACTGTCCGTGCTGGCCGCAAAGGTCGAAGCAACACCGGGGAGCGCCGAAACCCTGGCCGCGGCTGACGCTGCGTTTAA